GGCGGCTGCGGCGAAGTCCTCGATGCGGCACCGGACGCGGCCGGCAGGGCCGACGAGGACGCGAAATGGGAACGGGTCATGCGGCAGGCCGCCCGGTTGGCGGCGAAGCGTGGCGAGGCTCCCGGCCACATTGCGCGCGAGATCGAGCGGGCAGACCACCCCCCGCAAGACTGGCGCGACGTGTTGCGCGCGTACTTCGACGGCGGCGCGGCCACGACCGAGACCTGGAAACGGCCGAATCGCCGGTTCATCGGCGGCGGGCTGTATCTGCCGGGTCGGCAGCGTGACGGCGTGAACAAAGTCGTGTTCATGATCGACACGTCCGGCTCGGTGACTTGGTATCCGGGCGCGCTCGAAGCGATCAAGATCGAGACCCAAGCCGCACTCGACCAAAATATCATCGACGAAGCCGTGATCCTTTACGGCGACACGCGCGTGACGCGAGTCGATACCTACCGCAACGGTGACGAAATCGAATTCGATCCCCGTGGCGGCGGCGGCACAGTGATGCGCCCGCTGTTCGACTACGTTGCGACCGAGATCGAGGATGCCTCGCTGATCGTCGCGTTCACCGACCTGGAAATCGAGCCAGAAGACCAACTCGGCCCCGAGCCTGCGTGCCCGGTGTTGTGGGCGGTCGTCGGCTATCCCCAAAACATCAAACGCTATCTCGCTGCGACGCCATGGGGAGCGCAAGGCATCGAAGTCCGGCCGGATATGTGAGCACCGCAGAAGGCACGCCAGCAATGGCGTGCCTTCGACAGTGTTCATCCCGAGCACTCGCCTCCATTGCAACGGGGCGTCCTCCGACCAAGAGAGTTGATAATGAAGAGCGTAATTCTAGCATGCGGACTTTTTGTTGTTGCGGCGACTTCGGCGCAAGCCGAAATCATCTGCACCGAACGCGGCTGTTGGGAAACAGGAAAAAAGATCATTCTCGTTTCTCCCGGCGACGTTCGCGGTGCACCGCTCATTAGCCATCGCAGCGGCAAGCCTGAAAAGTTGCGGAATCTCGGCCAAGCCGAATCCACGACCCCGGCGACCCCGCGGCGTTAAGTGAGCACCGCAGAGTGGCGCGATTGCTTGCGCCACTCGACAGTGTTCATTCCGAACGCTCGCGCGCTGCAACGCGCGCTCAACATTCATGGAGTCAGCAAATGAAACGTATCATCACCGCCGTCGTGCTCGCGCTCGCGACCACGGCGGCACATGCGACCGCGGACGGTTGTGCGGTCGTGCGCAAGACGCCGGACGGATTCTTGAACGTGCGGCAGTTGCCCATAGCGGGCTCGCCCGTCGTCGGTCGAGTCGTCCCCGGCGACCTGCTCTACATCGCCGCCGACGCGACCTGCCAGACCAAAGACAAGTTGTCGGTCTGCAATGAAAGCGGAGAATGGACGAAGGTCGATGCGAAGTGGACGAAGCCCTCCCAACATATCACATGGACCGGGCCTCGCGGATGGGTCGCGACGCGCTACCTGGATTTCGTCGGCGATTGCCACGGCGCGGAAGTGGATCGCGAGAAGCACAAGAGCGCTGCAAGGCTTCCCGCGGAACTGCTCGGTAAATGGTGTCTCTACGCCGAGCCGGGACCCAACGCTACGCGGGTAAGCTACGAATCATCGACGGTGGTGGACTGCAAAGTTGATGGCTTCCTGATCATCAAGCCGGACGGCTGGCAAGCCCATGAGTCGGGCTGCAAGTTTACCAGCGTGCGGACTCGGTGGGATCGCACGATCCTGTCGGCAACCAAGACCTATGGCGTAACCGTTGCGACCATCACCAGCGCGTGCAGCGGCGAGGCTTGTACGTGGCGCAGCAGTTTCGATCTTTTCGTCAGCAAAGGCACGCTGTGGATGGACAAGATCAGAAACACCAATGAAGTCTGCCAATGAATCGTCGTTGTTGCTTTATTTCGAAGAATCGAAATCCCCGGCCGCGCCTGTGCGCAGGCCGGGGATTTCTTTTGGCGCGGGCGAGCTTGCAACACGCGCAGCGCCCCCGCGAGATCAGGAATGATCCGCCAAATGCCTTAAAGGACGGATCGACGGCAGAAGCCGTGGAGTCTTCCTGCTCGCGATTGCGCCGACCTTACACCCGCGCGGCGTTCGCCGGCAAATCAGCCGGCCAAAAGTGCTGCAAGATGTTGCACAACTTGCAAATAATCCCTGTGCCGGGCTTGCCATATGTGCTACCACAGAACATATTTCGATGATCCGGGAATCGGAAAGGCAACGACGATGCCAAGAATCGCAAGGCCGCCCGCAGACACCGATGACAGCCGATTGGTGCGCAGAGCGCGCGATCGGCTCGGACTATCGCAAGCCGAACTCGGCAAACGAGTTGGACGCGCCCGACGTGCCATCATCGAATACGAGCAGGGCGGCGACCTGCCGACCTCGGTGCGCTTGGCGATTCAATATCTACTCACCAAGCACAAGCGCAATCGAAGGAAAAAAAATGGCTGACCTGACAGACGAACAGCGCGCCATTATCCGGCGCATCGGAGCAATTTCCGCGCGCTTCGACGACGCGGCCGAGCAGGCTTCAGCCGCACAGATCGCGGCCGGACAGAACGCGCTCAATGTCGCGACCGCTCTTGTCACCGCGATGAATTCGTCGCGCGAGTTGGTGACGCTGCATAAGCAGTATGGCGATGCCTTGCGTGAACTGCTGGACACCTTGTGATGGCATACGAAAACATCAAGTGGCTGCATCTGCGCGTCGGGCAGCTTGTGCACGTGCGCGACAACCCGCGCCACGTCGGCCGCGTCGAGGCCGTGCACAACAGCGTCGGCGTCAAGGTGCGGTGGCTGGACTCGAACTGGATTTCTTTCGAGAGCGCCGCCGATCTGGAAAGAACATGGGAACGATGACCGAGAACGGACCCGATAGCATCGTGCTGCGCTATCTGCGCGAGATCGATCGCAAGGTCGATCGCGTGACCGATGCAATCGAGAACCTATCGAGTCGCGTGTCGGCGCTGGAAACGATCGTTGGTGCGCTCGTCTCGCAGGTTGGCGCGCTCAACACGCGCATGGACCAATTCGAATAAACGGCTGACGCGGATCGAGCGCCGGCTCGGACTGCTAGAATCAGAAGCAACGCCATGACCAAGACGATCGAGGAACTGGTCCGCGAGCTAGAGGCCGCGGAAGATGACGCGGGCGCCAACGGTCACACCAATGCCGCCCATCAACGCATCCTCGACGCCACCGAAGCGATACGCGCAGCCGTCGAGTGCGAGCATTTCGATCGCTTGAAGCGGCATGCGCAGACGCCGCTCGATTTGGGCGTCGCGCGCTTCGCAGCCGAAGTCTTTGCGCTGCTCGATCCGAAGAGAGAAAAGACAGAGCCATGACCATTCTCGACACTCTCTCGATCGCCCGTGACCTGCGCAAAGCCGGATTTTCCGAGCAGCAAGCGGAAGCCGTCGCTACCGTTGTACGGCAAGCTGCTGGTATGCCGGACATTTCCAATCTGGCCACGAAGGACGACGTTCGTGTCGGCCTCGCCGAATTGAAAGCCGACCTGCAACGTTGGACGATCGGCCTCGTATTCGGTGCCGTCGTCTTCAATGCCGTGGTCGTGGTCACCGCCATGTTCGGTCTTGCGAAGCTGCTTGGACATTAGGAACCGGCAGAGGAGTCCCCAAAGTGACACTAACCAAACTTTCAGTGGTCGCGTTCGCGGTACTGATCACCATCTCGCCCGCGCTCGCCGAGCCGGCGTCGTCGCGATCGTTCTACGACCGCAGCGGCAGCTTCGCCGGCAGCACGACGACGCGGGGCAATTCGACCAGCGCTTATGACCGCAACGGCCGCTTCGACGGCAGCGCGATCAAGAACAGCGACGGCACTACGTCGTTCTATGACAGCCGTGGCCGCTTCACCGGGTCGAGCACCAACACGACGCCACAACGGTGAGGCGACTATGACCGACCTGACGCTCGACGCCTTGCGCATTGAATTAGCGCCGATCCAGCAACGGCTCGATACCATGCAGCCCCGAGTCGACGGCATTCCCGTGCTGGCCACCGCGATCGAAATCCTGCAACGCGACGTGCGCAATCTGCGCGATGACATGCGCGTCACGTCCGCCATGGTGCAGCGTGCGGACGGCACGCTGTCCGATCTGCTGCAAGGCGCGCGCCTGATCGTCGGCAATGCCGGCGCGTTTCAAGCGATCGATGTAGGCCAATCGATAGCAACCAAGCGCGACATCACTGCACTTAGATCAGACCTCCAGGTCGATCTCAAATCGCTGGAAACTCGCCTGACTATTCGAATGGGGGCGATGACTGCTGCGTTGTTCGCCCTGCTTGTTGCCATCAAGTATTTCGGATGAAGCAAATGCAAAAATTTGCCCTCATATTCGTGGCGCTCGCGTTCACATCCGGCAGTGCAAACGCGGAAGCCTTACCAGCACCGCCGATGCTGGCGACGCACAACGGCTCGCTGATGGAAGTCATCCCGCTCGCCGGCAACCGGGTCGAAATCCGCTATGCCGATCCGCGTCCCGGCTTGTGGGGCGTCGGCGTGCAGCCCGGCAGCGTGCTGATCCGCGGCCAGTGGTTCGGCGATCGGCTCGAAGCCATCGCCCACGTGTTCGCCGCCGGCTGCGGTCCGATTCCCTATGCGGTGACCGGCGGCGCCGATCCGAACAACGGCGTGCTCACGCTCGTCGGGCCGGCACCGATTGTCGATCCCTATTCGTGCTTCATGCTCGGCTTCGCGCCCACCGTGAATTCCACGCTGGTATTCGTGCCGGCATCACCACCGCCGCCGCCACCTGTTGCGAGGCTCAAATGACCATCATCATGATTGCGATCTTCGTCGTGGTCGTTCTCGCACTGCTCGGCATCGGCCGCAGCGGCAGACTCCAGACCAGAGATGCGCGCGGCATCTTTTCGCGCAAATGTCCGAACTGCCGGATGCTCATCAGCGACCGCGCGCGCATCTGCCGGCACTGCCACGAGCCCACCGGCTTCAAGTGCGGACCAAAGCCGATCAGTGCGATGGACATGTCCTGCCCGCACTGCGAGGCGATCTTCAATCGCTGGAAGAAATTCTGCCCGGAATGCGGACGATCGCCGACTCACGTTGAACCGAAAGTCCGCCGCGTCGGACAAAATGAATACGATGTTCATTAGCAAAGCCCACGACGGCAACTACTACATCGCCGAGCGCTCGCGCCGTAACATCAAACTGATCTGGTCGATGATGCCGATCGCGCCGATCGCCGCCGACACGCGGATCGAGGCCGGCGATGTGCCGAACTTCATCCGGCGCCGAGCTTACAAACTGTTCGAGACCGACCGCCTGCGCGCCAAAAGAAAAAGCTCCGATATCGGGGCCTGAAATCGGAGACTTGCAAAATGCTTGAAATGCCCAACAGAACAACCGGTCGCACAATTAAATTCACACCCGAGCGCATCGAGCAGATCAAGAATCTGGTCGAGCGCGGTTGCTCGCGCGAGCAGATTGCCGAGACGATCGATGTCACGGTAGGATCGTTGCAGGTGACGTGCTCCAGATTGGGCATAAGCTTGCGTTTGCGTCGCCCGTCTCATATCCCGCGTGCGCCGAGACTGATGGTCACGACCAACGACGATGGCAACGGCAAGGGCGAAAGCACGGGCCGGCCGGCTGTCATTCCTGCGACCGGCCATCGTGGCTCGCCATTGCTGTTCCTTGTCATCGAGTACGGCGATCAAGAAAAACGCGATCAATTACGTCTGCCAGATGGAGCGATCGAACGTCTGGCGCTGGAAGCGAGCTTTCGTGGCATGTCCATGAGTCAACTCATTTCTGAATTCATTGTCGCGGCACTCAATCGCACAAAATAAAACCCCGGCCACCGTGGCAGCGGTGACCGGGGCTTTCGTCAGCAGTCGTTACCGCTGCTGGCTTTTCAGCATCGGCAACGTGATGGGCGCCGGCTGTTTGCGCTTCACCTGCCCGCTGATTCCATATTTCGCACACGCCTTGGTCTGCGCGCTGCGCAGCAGCTTGATCACCTTGGCCTGACAGGTCAGGGCGCGGCGCCGCTTCATCGCCATCGCCCCCGCGTCATCGATGCAAGGGCGGGCCGAAGACTTGCCAGCCCAATAGCAAAAACAGGATGAACAGCAGCACGCTATTGCCCAAGACGGCATAGCCGCTGACAACATTGAAATGCACAAGTAGCCCGAACACGAGCCAAATGAGCATTAGGACCCAATACGCTAAGCCAAGCGTCATGACGTTTTCCTCCACACCGTTTTATTGCAGGATTTTCAGCAGCGAGTAGATCGACGACGCGATGAAGATGAAGACAACCACGAGCAGAACGCTCCACGCGGCTGCCCACAGTAGCCATTGCCAAAAGGGATGGCGGAATTGCCACCACTTGTGCCGCGGGATCACGGCTCGATCGGCGTCGCTTCTCCCACCGGAGAGATCGTGCCGGCCACCGCCTCGCCGCCGACGACAGTGACATCCATCGGGGTGATGATCTCGCGCACACCTTCGCCGAGATCGGCATCGCCCCTCGCCACGATTTGCACTTGCCCGACATCGGCACCGGGCACGATCGTTGCCAGCGTACTATCGGCGCTATCGGCGGTCACCGTCGCGACGTTCTCGTTTGACGATGTCCACGTCACCACGCCATCAACCGCCGCCGGATGGCCCTTGGCATCGACATAGGTAATCTTCACCTGCACCTGATGATCGTTCGGAAGCGTATAGGCCATGTCAGTCCCCCATGCGGTTATGGAAAATCCATCATAGCGAAGCGTGATCATTGCACCGGCACGCTCCGCTTCGGTGACGAATGTCAGCGTGCCGCCAAGCTTGAAGTCGATCGTGGGCACTCGCGCGTTCTCCCGTCAGCACGGCTTCGGGTCCCATTTCAGCGTGCTCGCACGCGAGCGCAGATAAGCATCGATCGCCTGTCGCAAACCGACCGTAGCTCGTGCCGGCTGATCGGTATCATCTCGCATCCAGACATCATACACATGCATGACGCGCTCTTTCAGCGCGGCATCAATGGCATCAAGCACGATGCCGCGAATGCGCTCGCGTGTTTGTGGATCGATATCGAAACATTCCAGCCGTTGCTGCGGCGTCAGTGTCGAGCGCGGTGCGGCAGCGGGCTGCATCGCGACGATCAGCGAGAACATGATCACGAAGCCAAGCACGCCGACCGTCAATGCACGCATTCTTCGGATCATCCTTCATTGATGATCACGCGCACGCTGCCCTTGCTGGCGATCGTGATGGTGACTTCCGCCATCTCCGGTTCCGGCTCAGGCGGCAGCGGCGCGCCCTCGATCAATTCCTGCACCGCGAGCAGCAATTCGTTGGCTTCCGGCATGAGATCGACCTCGCCCCGATTGATCGGTCCCCAATGCTGCCGTAAGGTGCGCGCGCCGATCGCCGTCACCATCACGGCGAAAGCCGGCGAATATTTCGCCAGCCATTGATAGCTCGCACCCTCCCCGCTGCCATAGCCCTGCAAGTCGGACGCACTCGGCGCGATGCCGTCCTGGAACGTCGGCAGGAAGCCGTTGGGATCGGCCCAATAGTCATCGAGCAGCTTGGGCAGTTCCGGGCTGGCGCCGCGGATGTTCCAACTGGTCTGGAACAGCCCGGCTTCGGCGGTGTCGGCGGTCACGTTCGACGCCGACATGTCCCGTCCTTCGCAATATCGTCCGCTCGATTCGCGCATGCCGAGCCCGATCAGCAGCACGAACAGATGCCGCAAAGGGTCGATGCCGGCGCGGCTGTTGTCCATCCCGAGCGTGGCGAATTCCGATTCGTACCACGCGAGCGCGTCGGTGTCGGGATCGCCCGCCGCCTGCGCCATCACGGCCGCCGCTAGCTTGCCGGCGTTGAGCCAGTTGACCGCGAGCCCATAGGCCAGCGCCATGCCGGGGATATATCCGGGCGGCGGCCGGCCGCGATCCGGCCAACTCACATCGGCGAGCGCCGAACCTTCCGCCAGCGCGATGATCTCTTGCGCCAGATCGTCAGGCAGGCCGTTGTCGCCTGCCGCCATTTTGAGATCGAGCGTGTCGCATTCTTCCCACGTCACCGGCCCGACGACGCCGTCCGGAACGAGTCCGGTCGCAGCCTGGAAGCTCTTCACCGCCGCGTCGGTCATCGGTCCGAACTCGCCATCGGCGGGAATGCCGAGCGTCTTCTGCAAGGCGACGACATCGGCGCCGCTGTCGCCTTGCTGCAAGGTTCGCCGTTCTGCCGGCGGCACCGGCCCGCCTTCATGCGGCCAGACCAGCGCCACCACGCCAGAGATCGGATAGCTCTGCTCATTGATCGCATCCGATTGGTTGCCGCCGCGACAGACGTAGCGGTCGCCTTCGGTGCGCTCGTACAATGTGACGTGCCCGCCGCCTTCGCGCTCCATCACCACCACGCAGCCGAGCCGCGGCGCATCGAGCCGAAGGCCGAACTCGTCGTCGTCGGCCCAGGCCAGCGCCCACATCCAGCGATCGGTATCGGTCTCGCCGAACGGCGGGCGGATGCCGGCCATGGTCATCGAATAGGCCGCGGCCAGCCCGCACCATGGCGTCGAGTCGTGCACATAGAGCGCGCAATAGGATGCCATGTCGGAATAGGTGCGCGCGATCTCGTCGCGCATCGCCAGGATTTTCGGATTGTCGGCGTCGCCCGGCGTCTCGACGATGCCGGTGATCGCCCGCATGACCGCCAGCCATTGCGGCACTTCATCGGGGCGCAGCCTTGGTGCGAATTGCAGTGTTGCCAATCGACGGCTCACGACGGCACTCCCTTTCGGTTCGGACTAAGTGGCGCACGCACGGGCGCAGCTTTGCGCCAGATGCGCTAAGTCATTGGCGAATGCACTGGATACTGATTAGCTGATCAGACCGGCGGCGGCTCCCATCGGCCGGTCAGATAGCCGAAGAGTGCGAGCGCGATCAGCGCGACGATGATGCCGACCGCGATCCAGATCACGATTTGCTCGCCTTGCTTCATAGCAGCCCGCCGCCGTTTATCCTGCTACTCCCTCGAAAGCCAAGGACCGTGACGTCCAGATGCTCGACAGCGCAAATTCGATATCACTGTCGGGAACGTTCTTTCCAAGCTGTTCGGGCGCGGCATTGATCGTCTGCTGGATCGTCGGATTGGACGATATGACGTGCGTCGCGATCATCTTCGGATTATCGGTGCCACGAATGACGCGCTTCGCATAATCGAGGCGAACCGCATGATCAATCGTTGCCGGGTCTTCGGAAGCCACTGCTTGCGCCGTCTTTGTCGCGAGGAAGAGTACGCGCGACGCGAATTCATCATCGCGCGCGGTAGCAATCCAATTCAGTGCAGACATGGTATTGTCCTCTATCTGCCAATCACATCATTGATGTCGCCGCCCATGTCGAGCTTAGGCTCAAATGGTGGGCCGGACACTTTCGGCGCTCGAAACGTCGTGCCGTCGTAAGTCCAACCGATCTGCGCTTCCTCGTTAGCGAACCATTTTTCGGGTTCCGGCCAATCGGGCGGCAGCGAATCATCGAACACGGCCCGGTTCACCACGACATCATTCTCGACTTTCACATAGATCATGCGCAGTACTCTATAATGAGGATGAAGCCAGCCCCGCCTGCTAGTCCCGTCGATCCATTATTATTGCCGCAACCGCCGCCGCCTCTGCCAGCAGCCGCAGCGTTGTTGCCGCCGCCCGATCCAATTCCACCGGCCGGACCGCCGGTTGCGTAGTATAAAACTGATTGGAAGCCGGCGACGCCGGCGCCGCCATCGAGCAATAAATCCCCTGTGCCCTGTGCTCCAATTCCACCTCGGCCGCCAGCACCGCCATATGCGCTGCGAACACCACCGGTTCCGCCCTTCGCTCCGAGTAAAACGCCGAGTGAAGTATCGCCGCCTGTACCGCCGTCCAGCGTACCGGATGTTCCACCCGGTCCGCCGGCACCAATGGTGACAGATTGCGAAGCGCCAATTTGCGCCGCCGTCAACCGGGCAAACGAGCAGGCCCCGCCACCGCCGCCACCACCGCTTCCGCCCGACGCTCCATATGCACCACCACCACCGCCGCCGACAGCCCATGCCAGAGCAAATACCATTCCCGCTGTCGGCGTGTATGTGCCGCTTGCCAATAGAACTCGAGAGACGACTGATTTGATTTTTGTGTCGGCATATTGCTTGGTCGCAGCTTGCAGCGCCGACGTTGGATCGGCCGGCAGGGTGAGCGGTTGCGTGAGCGTGACTTGTCCACTGGCGCGATTGATTAAAAGTGGAGTGTCAATCACGCCGCCGGCATCGTCAAAGCGATATAAGGAAAAGTTCGAACCGACATTACCGCTTGATTCGGCGTCGACTTGTCTTAAAGACCAGCGACTCAAACCATTTTTCTTCCAGTCGAGCAAACCGTTGGGACTTGCGCCAGTCACATCAATAGCTATCGCCGGAATATCTTTGGCGACGGTCAGATTGCCGGTCATCGTGTCGCCGGCCTTCTGCACGAATGGCGTCGATGCCGCTGAGATACCTTGGATCGTATTACCGCTTGTCCATTGCGCCCATTGTCCATTGACCGGAGTACCGACGCTGCTGACGTTGCCGCCGCCGGCGGTGACGTTGAGAGTATCGCTGCCGCTGTCGAGCGAGAGCCCGCTGCCCATCGTGAGCGGCACCCAGGTATCGGCGCTCTTGCGATAGTACAGCATCGCCATCGCCGCCGCGCCCGCGAGCGAGGTCAGATCGGCGTCGAGCGGCTGCGCGCCAAGCGTGGCACGCGCCGTCGCGGCATCGGCATCGTCGATCAGCGTGCGTGCAAACGCCGACAGCGGTGTCAACGCCGCGGTGCCTACACCGGTGAAGTACGGCAATTGATCGGCCGCCGAGGTCAGGCCCGCAAGCGCGGTCAACTCGGGGTCGTAGGGCTGCGCCCCGCCAACGGCCAGCACTGCGCTCAACGTACCGCCGGTGAATGACAGCCCGGTGCCGATCGCGACCGGTCCCCAGGTATCAGCGGCACTCCGGTAGTAGATCACGTTGATCCCGGTTAGCGCCGCCAATGCCGTGAGATCAGCATCGAGCGGCTGATAGCCGGTCAGCGCATTGTTGATCGCCGCGGCGCCCCAGGCCGTGGTCGCGATCAGTGTCGAATTGTCGCCCGGCGCAGGCGTTGGCGCGCGCGGGCTGCCGGTGAATGTCGGCGAAGCGAGCTTGGCATAGATCGGATCAATCGCCTGCCACACCACATTGCGGCGCGCGTAATATTGGCCATCGTTCGGCGCCTCTTCCGGCACGCCAGGCGGGCCTTCGATACCCGGCGGGCCGGGGACTCCGGGCTCGCCGGAAATGCCGATATCCCATTGCGAATGCGCTCCGGTGCCGTTCGTCAAATCTGCATCGATGATTAGCTCTTTGTTCGCATAGCTGACGACTTGGCCTTCGATCCATTGATCAACGGCGGCGGTCGCGCGGATGCGTTGCCCGGTGATAAACGAGAGCCCATATTCATTCATCACGAACGTCTTAGTCGCGGGCGCGCTGATCACATGCGACGACGAACTCGTGCCTGCCGCCACCGGCCCGCGCGCACCATAGGGCGCAGCCGTCGCAACCGACGACGGAATATGCTCGCCGGTCGGGACGATGACCGGGCCGCGCTCGATGACTTCGACGCTGCGAATTGTCATCGGGTAACGCCTTGAATGATGGTTAGATCGATGATGATCACGCGGCGACGGATTTCATCTCTAAGCTCTTTGCCGCCCGGCAATATTTCAACGCTGCGCACTTCGATACCGATGATGTCGGCAACATATTCGCCGGGCTGTTGCACCTTCATCATTTCGAGCGGAATGCTGATGATCAGATAGCCGAAATCCGGTGCATCGCCGATCATCAGCGTGCCCTCTTCGGTCGAGCCACTGATGACGACTTCATGATCGGGCGCAGTGCGCCGTACCTCCATCTCAAAAATGATGCCGGTGAGATCGAGTTGCGGCGGATCGGCGCTGCCGGTATCGACGAGAAACTTGATCGAATCGACCCAATCCTCGTTGGTGCCCGTTTCGACCACGAGCGAAACCAACGGCATCGAAAGCAGATTCGTTGTTGGGGCGGGAACGGTCATGTGATCGGCGAGATGGCGACCGGCCAAATTGAATTGTCGGTCGGATCGACCGGCATCTGTGTCCACGCATTCGAGGCGCTGCGGACATCATTCACATATTGCCAACCGCGATCGTATTCTGCCTTGAAAGTTAGCGCTTCGGTCGGCCAGGCCGCCGTATCGGCGCCATACGTCGTGATGTATTCTTGATATTGGGCCGTATAATTGCGCTGCTTGTATTCGGGAAAGGCGAGATTGATGCGCCGCGCGGCCTCGAAATTGATCACTGGTTTATAATCGGTCCGCCAAGCTGTCTTCAACACAGTGGTCATGAAAGGCTGCTGAATCGTGATCAAATCATCGCCAAGCAATAGCAGCGTGCATGCCGGACCATGCATATCGATCGTTGTCTCCATCGCGTTTCCGTAAGTAGCGACAACAGCAACGAATTGTTCCGCCGTTTCCGTCAACAGATCAGCGCGCACGACAAAAACTTGTGCCATGCTTTAACCCTCCTTATCCTGGAACGACAATGACAGAATAGCCATTGCCGTATGTATTCGGCAAAGGCGAGGCAACGACGAAACCGCTGCCAGCGATGACGACAATCTCGCTCAAAGTTACCGCATTCAAATCAAGTACGGTCGGATACCCATTATTCTGTGCAAGCGCTGCGGCAAATGTGAGTTCGCTGCAATCCGCGGCGGTAGCGCCGGAAATCCCGTTGCAGCTACACGTTGCAGTCACGCCCATGAACGCGTTTTGGTTCACGAAACAACCGTGCGCGGCATTGCCGACGCTGATGCAACCACCAGGCCCACCTAGGCTGAAACTTCCGCCACCACCAGTCAGAAAGAAGCCACTGCCAAATAAACCGCAAGCCGAGCAATTCGTAGCACTCAAAATTCCCGATCCGCCGTAATATCCATTGTCGAGGCCCCAACATGCTACATTAATGCAACGAATGCTTTGCGCTTGATCTACCCGCACGCCCATCCATCGACCGATCGCATAGCTTGCGCTAAAGCCACTGAAGTTTGGGCCCGTGATCAGCATGTCCTGAATCGTCGGACTGCCCGGACCGACATTTTGCACGCCATGCGCATATACTCCTGCCGCCGGACTCGATGATAAGACTCTGATTTCGGTGCCGTAGCGCCCGCGGAGCATGACGATGTTGTTTGCTGAATCCGCTGCACGTTGTGCTGGCGCCTGACCGGTCTGCGCGAAATTTCCCGCGATCGGTGCCCCCGCCAACATCGTGCCCTTGATCGTGATGCGATCAGAGTTGGCGTGATTGATCTGGAACGGATTAATCACATAAGGGTTGCCCGATGTCCCGCCTTGTATCTGAATCGTGACGGTTGCCGTCGGCGAAATACTCTTGCGCTTGAGCACAGCAAGCGCCGCCGGCACATCGGCATATTGCCCCGGCACCGACATAGTGAAATTGGCGGTGACGAATGGATTCGGCGTGATGAAAAAATTCGTGCCATCAAAGATAAACAACACGACGTCACCGACTTGCATATCACCTTGCAGCAATGGGGCGCCACCGTTGGGCACGATGTTTTTGTCGGATAGTGCATTGACGCGAAGCACGCTGCTGCCGGTATTCGTATTAGCGATCTTGACCAGAAGCGGATCGCCGGCCTGCAGCGATGTGATAGCTGGCGAGAATGTGGCAATGACGATATTCGGTGTCACTGACGTATCAACGGCATACGGAATGTTGATGTAATAGCTTGTCTCGGCACCGGAGGCGCCGCCGAGCCCGAAAAAATTCAGCAATTGGAAATTGGTGCCGTCATAGCACAGAGCGCAGACGCCGCCGGCGACCAGATCGCCGGGCGATGTATTGCCGCCATTCATCAACTTGATTTGCACGCGGCCAGCGCCGGCATCGATGCTGGCGGCTCCAGTGCACGTCTCTTTGACGCGCACTCGCAGCGTCAAGCCGAGCGTATATTGTGCAATCGGCGGATCGTAAGAAACCGAAAGATTGTTGACGCTGCCGGTATCATCCGCCCAATTCAAGCGCTGCGAACGCACGCTCTTGGTGAGTTGTAAAAGATCAGTCTCCTCGGGAATGAATTCCGATTTATCGATGACGTTGACAATCTCGCGCATCGGATGCTCGAACGCGGCCGCCGGCGGGATCGAGCCTTGCCGGCCGATCGAGGGATCGCCGTTGACGTAGCTGGCGGTGTCGCCTTCCGATTCGCGTCCATAGGGCGGGACGTATTCCATTGTAAAAGCCCTCTATCTCATTCGATGACACATCATGGCGTGCCCTGCATCGGCCCACCGGCCGCAAGGCTGCTGTAGTCGTAGACCAGATCGGTGTGCGCCGGCTTCCAGCGCCGGAAAAGGCACGCCAAGTCTTGCCCCACTCCGACGCGCACGTGCGGATCGACGCCAGCCTGCCCGCTCGACGCGCGGAACCAGGTCACCGACGCGACCGATGGCTGGATCGTCCAATAGAACCGCATTTCTGGCGGCCCGATCTCCCATCGGTAGTAACCGGTCTGGTCGTAGACCATGCGGGTATCGCCGCAATGGCTTATTCCCGCGGTGAATGGCGACCATTCATGGATCGAGGCGTTATGAATGTTGCCGAGATCGTCGGTCCATTGCTCCAGATGGAGCGGAAAGCCGATCCAGTCGGCGACCCATTTGAACCAGGCCCGGCTCTGCGCGCCGAGCAATGTCATCGCCAGCCACAGCATGCGCTGGCGCTCGCCGATGGTGGTCGCGTTCGGGAAGCACGGATCGGGCAGACCCCAGGCGCGCTCCCAATCGGGCAGAAGTTCGATGGTGAAGCGCGGATCGCTTTCGCGCTCCAAGAGATCGCCCGCGCGGCCATCGACCCATCCCCAATATTGCGCGAGGCCGTCGCAGGTCCGCGCCAATGTCGAATCCACTTCGCGCGGCCACGCTTGGCCCTGCGGCAAAAGCTGCAAAAATGCTTGCGTGTAGTCGTCGCCGCTGCGGCGAACGTGTCGATCGCGCGGGAGTGATGGCGGCTTAGATGGCATAGAGAATATCTCCGAGCACCGCCATGTGGCCGGGCGACTGCATGTAGTCGTCGCCCCAATCGTTCAGATCGAACGAAATGACGTTCGCCGTATTCATGATTGCTTGCGCCTTCCAGACCGCGAAAATGGTCTGGCCGGGCGCCGCGTTGTCGTAGAGCATGTCCTTGATGCTCTGCTCGATCGCGGCGCGCACGTCGGTGGTATCAGGATTGAGATTGCCGATCTTCACGTCCACGAACTGTTTGATCGGCGCCAACACCCAAAAATCCTTCACCGCCACCGGCCGCACCGTGTCCATGTAGGCGGTCACCGCGATCAGGTCTTCTTCGCGCGGCCAGCCGTCGTTGTCGGCGCGCAATTCATCGAATAGCACCCGCACCATTACCGTGCCGATGCCCATCTCCAGCGGAGTGCACCACACCCGCGTCGCGCCCGGCACCGCCTTCGCCCAGCGCACGTAATCGTGCGCGGCGCCGCCCATCGGCGGCTCGCGGATGCGCTCCAAAACGCGGATACGCAGATGATCGTCCGATTCCTCGTCAACGCCGCCAGTCATCGTGGCGATGGTGACGCTGATGATGTTCTCGATGGTGGGCACCATCGTCAGCGGCGTTCCGGGGTCTGCGTTGCCGATCGCGCCGGGATCGAGGGCGCGCACGGCGCACGGTGTCGGCGCTTGGCCGTCCGCCGTCACGATCTGTTCCAGCGTTTCGTATTCGAGATCATTCGATGCCAGCCGCGTCCCCGCCGGCACGACGATGCCGGCCACGACGCCGACCATCTCGACAGTGCCCTGCGCCAAGGTCGCCACCTTGCGGCCGGTGGTGCCGTCCGCGTTGACCAGCCAGATATCGCCATGCCGATCGAGCCATTCCGTCTCGGCAGTATCGGGGAGAAGTTGCAGCGCCAGCCAGTCGATGTATTGCAGCGTGAGATGGCAGAGCGCGCCTTGATTGTCCGACAGCACGCGCAACATGGAATTCGGCACCGACGCATCGGCGCCGGGCAGTTTGCCGCGAATCGAATCGCGCACGAGGCTGCGGACCTCGCGCAAGCTCGGAGTGTTCCAGGGCATGATTTCCGAAGGAAGCTAGAGTGGATTGATGAATTGACCGATGTCAGAGCGCTCGTCGAAGGCGATGATGCCTTCCCACAAGATTTGGTAGCGCAGATCGACCGCGAGTTCGGGACCGCGGAATAGCAGCACGCGCGCATCGATCCGATCGCGATCAACGCGCGTTGCCTCTACCTCCATGCGCGACGCGATCTTTAGATCGAGAAACGGCTTGATCGCCTCGCGGATATATTGCTCGACCCGCGGCACCGTCGCCCCCTCGAAAGCACCAGGGCCGACAATCTTGGCGCGTTTGAGCAGCCAGAGCTTGCAGCCGATCGGCCAGCCCTCCCAAATCCCGGCATCATAATCGCCCCACCAGCCGGCGCGATCGGACGAATCGGGATCAGGCAGAATGTCGTCGCGCGCGGCCAACCGGTCGGTGCCGAGCGCGACGCACACCGCGGTGGCAAGTGCTTGAGTGTCGTCGAGCGTGCCGTCGTTGAGCAACGACCAGTCGAGCGTCACCGAATATTTCGGGAACAGCGTATTTTGAACGAGCCTAATGTCGGGCATGTCACCATCCCGTCGTCACGTCGTAGGCGATCACCGCCGCGATCGTGGTCAGCGCGTTGACCTCACCGATCTTGATGTTCTTCTTCACGCTCAGGTCATTGGTGCGCGACGCGATGCCTTGCATGATCGCCGCCTGCTCGCTCGGTGTCACATCTACCGGCGCGGTCTCGCCGACCGGTATCCACTGCACGTTGCTGGTCGGTACGTTGGTGAGTGGCGTCCAGGGCGTGAGCGAGCCGCCGCTGACGTAGAGAAAATCGGCCGTAACCGACACGAACGCCGTCGTCAGATTAAGAAACGCTGTAGCGACGGCGACCGGCTGCGAGGCTGCGGTCAGATAGGATGCGCCGCCCGGATTGACGAAGTGCGCGATGGCGGCGCCAAGCCCCGGCAGCGCCACGTAAACCGGTTCGCTCTGTACTGTGGCGCGGCTTTGCAGTTTTTCGTTGATCGTATTCGAGCCGCCGCCGCTGGGGCTTTCCAAGGTGCCCAGCAGCGTGCCCGAGATGTAGCCAGTAATCGTGCTGAAAAAGTTATTGACCGGATTGACGACATTGCCACCGACTTCCCCGGCGATGTTGCGGGTCGGATTGACGATGTTGGTGTTGATCTCATCGCGCAGCACATTGCCTTGATAGACGATGTCGCTGTTGATCTCGCTCACCAGAATATTGCCCTGACCGGCGATGTTCGAATTGATCTCACTGACCAGCGTGTCGCCGGAATTGACGATGTTGGCGTTGATCTGATTGACCAGCGTGGTCTGCGCCCCGCTGACCTCCGGCATCGCGCTGTTGAGCCGCGCGACGATCTCGTTGACCTTGGCGATGATGTTCTGGATTTGCGGGATCAACGACGAGAACATGGTCTCGTCGGACGCATCCCACCAGTAGTCGCCGGCCGCCACCGGATAGTGATAGGGCGCCTGCCGCTTGGTTTCGAAAATCTGCCGGATCAGATCGTTCTTGACTTTCTTCGCCTGCGGCAGCGTCAGCCCCGGCAATAAGGTCAGAAATTGATCGAAGAACGGCGCGTACGGTATGATGTCGATGATTGTCTCGCGCAGCCCGTTCAGATTTTCGCCGCTTGCGGTCTGATACTCGATCTCGCCTTTATCTTCGTTCCATTGCACCATCCACAAGTCGGTTGGCAGCGACGAAAAATCCATTCCGCGCACGGCGGCGTTGTCCACCGAGAATGCCTTGTGATCGGCGTTGAGCCACCAGCGCACGACGCGTCAGTCCTTGCAATACTTGTCCTTCTTCACTAGGATCGGCACTTCCGACCAGCAGCCTCCCGGATCGGTGAAGATGCGCATGTCCTCGGTGCGCAGATGCGAATGATCGGCGGTGACTTGCGTCGATTTCTTGCGGTCCTCGTAGTAGGTGCTGCTGTCGCTGCCGCGCTGTGCCGAATAGGCGGTAGCGTGCCGCACCGTGGTCACGCCGCCGTTCTGCTCGAAATAGACCTCGGATTTCTTGTTTTCATCGAGCATCGGCCCTTGGCCGGTTTTCTTCTTTTTTTGTTGCTGCTGTCCCTGCTGCCCGCCGCCCTGCTGTTTGCCACCGGGCGGCTGCTCTTCATCGTCGGGCGGCACCAGCGCGAGGCGCTGCACTCTGTCGTTGCGGCAGGTCATGAAGTTGCCGTCCTTCGACAGTTGATACTGCTGCTTGTCGCCGGCCGTGCGATACATGGCGCTATCGCCAGATTCCATGCCCTTCAAGCGATGCCGGCGATCGTCCATCACGCTCGCCACCGCGAACGACCGATTGCCGCCGGGGAAGCTCAAAAACGCTTCGGCGCTGTCGCTGACTTCACCATTGTCGTCCTTGTCCGCCGGCATGACGTTACTGGTGAAGCCATAATTCTGCGGCGCCTCCATGCTCGGGAATTGCTCATTCTTCATCCCGCCGGTGTCGTTGCTCTCCTGCATCTGTTTCTTGTCGTCGATCTTGTCGATGGTGGCGCGCGCGCCGCCGGCCGTGTAGGCGCGGAACGCGGAATTCACTGGCGTCATCCGATGCATGGGGATCATTCCAATGTGGTTTGAACGTCGCTTTCCTTGATCTCCGCGCCGGGCTGCTGCGGATTGGCGGCTGGCGGGGTTGCCGGCCGGTCGCCGGACGTGTTGCGCGCCTCGCCCGGTGGTGCCGGCGCGTCGGAATTGCCGACATTGAAATTGTTGTTGTCATTGAGCAGCCAGGGCGCGACCAGATCGAGCGTCGTTAACGTCCCGCCATTGCTGTCTTGCGTGTAGGTCGCGACCTTGATCTTCATGACCTGATTGAGCGGGATCATCGGCGAGTCCACTTTGACATCATCGCCCGCGCGCCAAAGCTGACCGGTGCCGCCGCGCAGCCAACCCTGCACGGTGATGGTGGCTTCGAGTATCGTACCCTCGCCCCATTGCGCCTCGAAGCGCGAGCGCATCTGGATTTCGCCGATGTTCCACACCGGCTGCTCGGCCGGCGTTTTGCGCGGGCGAAAGCGCGGCGCTGTTCCCGCAGTTTGCGCCTCCTGCTCGCTCGCTCCTTTCCCGTATTTGTCATCGCTGGCCGGCGTCTGCCCGCTGACGATATACGGATCGTAGATGTCCTCTTTCGAGATGATGCATTGACAGCGCAGGATGTTCACGCCTTCGACCAGATGATCGACGATCTCGCCGGAATGCTTGCCGATGAACAAGAAGTTGCCGAGATGGTCGCTGCCCATCACCACGCCGCGCGGGCGCGCGATGCGCTCGCAGAAATCCCATACCAGTTCGCCCGGCTCGCATTGCAATCGCTTGAACGGCGTCCGATCGAGCGCACCGATCACCTTGACGCCGACCGCATGCGGCGCCAGCACCGCGCGCGCCGCCTGCTCGAAGCTCTGATTGTCGAAATTTCCGGTCTTATGAATGACGCTCGACGTTGCCGCCCACCACGTGACGCCCTTGCCGATCAGCATGACATTGTGGTTGTTCGCCTCGTAGGCGACTTGGCGCGTGAGGATCACGCCGGTGACTGCAAGCTGGCCGCCGAGAAAGATCGTGCATGCATCGCCCGGAAAGAATTGCAGCAGCTTCCAGTATTGCGGGTTGTCGCGGCGCTCGGCTGCAGTGAAGCGAAACAGCGGCGAGGATTCCGCGTAACGCGATTGCACCCACACTGTTTCCCAGTCGCGGAAGTCGATACCCGCGACGCGCATCGTGCAGACTTCGGCGGGATTCGGCATAGCCTACTTCGATAATGCAACGCCGATGCGCGGCGCGAAGGCCGGATGCACCACCTTGTTCTCGGCACGCAGTTCATCGGCGCGGCCAGCGTCGGCATAAAGCTTGTGCGCCATGACCAGCGTCGGCAGCGCCGTCGAGAATTGAAAATTGAGCAGCCGTGGCAGCGGCCGGCCGGTCTCGACCAGATAGAACGTCACCGCGGCGTGCAGAGCGACCAGCGCTTGATAGGTCATCTGATCCATGTCATCGGCGGCGACATCTTCCGCGGCGTTGAACGCATCGTTCATCACCAACTTTTCGGCATCGATATCCTGCCGGCTGACGAATGTGGTGTCGGCGATGATGCGCGCCTCGGTGACCAGACAGAAGTTGATGCCGGCATTCTTGATCAGCACGGCGCCGAGCAGTTCCGGCTGCTCTTGCTCGATGCGCGCCCGCACCGCCGCCGCGTTCTGCATGGTCAGGCCGGTCTGCCGGGCGAGTTCGAAGCAATTCGCCAGCGGCGGCCCGATCAAATCGTCATGCAAAAGCGATTGCGCATGCGCGACCACGTCGCCGACCGCCCGGCGCAACGCCGAGCCCGACCGCCCACGCGTCGGCGATACCGTGAGCAAGTGCACCAACATGCGGTCGAGCACCTGTTCCGCTTCCTTCACGTCTTCCTTAAACATGCGCGCCCTGCGTCAGCACGGTGATCACTTGTTGGCTCAATTGCTCGGCTGCCCCGATCAGCCGCTCACGGCTCGACTGTACGCGCTGATTTGGCGGCAAGCCGAACTCGACGAAGGACATGTCGAAGACGCAAAAGCCGCCGAACTTTTCTTCCTCGCTCAATCGATAGCGATGGCAAACGACCTGCAAGGTGTCGAGCAGGGTCGGCATCTGCAATTCGCCAGGACCTTCGGTTTCCAGTTCGCGCAGCAGAATGTCGCGCGCCACGCGATAGTCGCGGCGGTAGAGCGGGATCGACGTATCCTGCGGATAGGCGATGCAATAGCCGCGCACGGAAAACTCGATCGCCTTGCGCCCCATGTCCTCGCTATAGGGAAATTCTTTTTTCGGAAATTCGTGCACCACAATGCGTCGGCCGTTTTCCTTGCTCATGGCCTCGACGTGAAACCACGCCTGCCGAAAGCGCGCCGGCAGCAGTTGGTCGCGCCAGCGGGTATTCGGAATTTCGGTGATCGCGCCCATTTATTCTTCCCCGTTGGCCGCCACAGCGGCCTTGCCGTTGGCCGGTTTCTTTCCGAGAAACGCCTTGTATCCGGCCGGCAGTTCTTTCGGGCCTTCCGATGCCGGCTCCATCTGCGCCTGCCGCTTGATCGGGACATCTTTCAGCGCGCTGCCCTTGTCTTCGTCGCTCTTCTTCGCGTTGACATCGACGGTTACCTTGCCGTCGCCCTCGACTTTCGACGTGATTTCCTTGCCGAGCGTGCGGTCCATCTCCTTGCGATCGAGATAGGTGTCCTGCCAGCCGCCGCTGGTGATCTGTCCTTCCTTGCCGGTAAGGAACGGCACGGCGCCGCGCGGGAGCGCCCGCCGCCCGGCTTGCGGCAACTGTATCTTGCCTTCTCGGATCAGCTTGGCGGTGCGGCCTTCGTCAGCTTCCTTGCGACCGGTCAGTTCGCCATGACCCCACACACTAGTCTTCGGGTCCCAACCGAACTTGGCGGAACGGTCAGCGGTCAAGCGCGCGATGGCTTCGCGTTGCACGTCAGTCACATCGCCTTCACTTTTGGCGATGACCTCGACGCCTTCCAGGTTGAAGTTGCCCCACTTGCCGTCGGACTTTTCGAGCCTCCCGGCATGGAAGGCGACGGCGCCTTCCGGCGCGATACGGCTGATCTGACCATCTCTGTCGATGACGTACTGCACCGACAGCCCGCGCTTACGCAGCACATCGGCAACACCTTCGGCGCCACGCTCGCGTCCCGATGTGTGATGGATCATCAAGCCTTGCGGCGTTCCCATTTGCCCGCCGGTGCGCAGGTTCATCTCGCGCGAGATGTCACGGATCGGTTCTTCCGGCTTGCCGATATCGAGCGTCGAGCCGACTGGCCCCGGCAGAATGTTGCCGCCGACTTGCGTAACCGGACCGCCCGGCTGTGTCTTCATCAAACTGCGCTCGGCCCTCTCTGGATGGCGACCAATTGTAGAAAATCTCTTCCCGAGTATTCCGCCACGTATGTTGCCACCGCTCGCTGAACTCTCTGCATCTCTGACGAAAGCCTTGATCGATGAATCGACATCGAACGCGTTTCCGCCCGGCACTTGTCCGTGCGCGTACTGAAAAACGCCAAATGAGCCGCCGGGATCGCTAAGATTTTTAGTATTTGGATTGAAACTTGATTCTTCTTTAGCGACAGAGGTTGCAAATCGTGCCCATTCTTCCGCGGAACCTGTCGTGATTCCAAATCGCGGGCCATCGATCGGGACCGTGCCAATCACGCTCGAATTTTGAAATGCCGTAAGCGTCTTCTGATAAAACTCCGATTCACCTTTGCTGGTTGGAACGACTTCGCCGCCGCCAGCGAACGGCGATGTCGGCCATTGCACGCCGCCCGGTCCGGCACCTGCCGGCGGTGCCGCAGCAGCAGGAACTGCGCCGCCGGCTTTGCGCGCAGCCTCGCGCGCGTTGTACGCGGCCCATGCCGCGTCCGGCCTTTCGCCGCGCTTGCCGTACTCGATCAAATCCCGATTGAGTTGCGCTTCACTTTCGGCCGACGACATTCCGCCGCCCGCTGGCGGCGGCGCAGCAGGAGCGGGCAGCGCAGCACCGCCTCGAATTGCCGCCGGTCCCGAAGGCGAGCCGGGCGCGCCCGGAATGCCCGTGGCACCGCCCCACGAGGTTATA